GGAAAAGATTACACAAACGATCCTTTTGCTGCGTTCGCTGGAATAACCAGACTTACTGGAGATGATTCGGATATCTACGGAGGCGTAGACAAAGAAGAAGAGGAAGAAGAAAAAGACGTAGCTGATTCATTTAGAATCTTTGCTGATGATGACGACGATGAAGATGAAAGTATATTTGGGACATATAAAAAGACTAAGTCAGGGCAAAATATATTAGATGATTATAAAAAAGGTCTCGGTTTCGATAGTTTCTTTTAACTTTACACATGTCTGATAAACGTAAAAAAGCAGCAAGTGCAGCGAAGATAGCTAAGGATAAATTGGCATGCAATAAAGCAAAAAGAACTCCTAAACATCCTACTAAGTCTCATGTAGTAAAAGCATGTAAAGATGGTAAAGAAAAGATTATTAGATTTGGTCAACAAGGTGTAAAAGGAGCTGGTAAAAATCCTAAAACAGCAAAAGAAAAAGCCCGTAAGAAGTCTTACTACGCCAGACATAATGCACAAGACTCTAAACCTGATATATTCTCAGCAAGATATTGGTCCCATAAGGTGAAATGGTAAATAAAATTGTGTATGATTATAGTAAGAAGTAATTACTATTATGTCCGGGTTTTCTAAAGCCATAGAGTTAATTTGTAAGTATGAAGTTTATAACGAACAGTCTTATTGTGACCCCGTAAGTAATAAAGAACCTTACACCTTTGGATATGGAACACAATACTATCCAGATGGATCTCCAGTTAAAAAAGGACACCGCTGTACCCAGAAGAAAGCTTTAGACTTTTTATTACATGAGTTATATGTAATTAATGATGAACTAGATAAATTACAGTTAGATATTGATAGTTCGATGAAAGAATCTTTGATATCTTTTATACATTCAATAGGATGGGAAGCTTTTTTATATAGCAGCGTAGTTGATTATATTACTGCTCAAAAGTATCATGCTGCCGCAGATGAGATGAATCGTTGGATATTTGACCATAATCATCAGGCATTAGGTCATCTATTACATAGAAGACAAGAAGAAACTAAATTATTTTTATCAGAAATAGATACCAATGTATCTTCGTTACCAAACATTCTTTTAACAGCTGTTAAAGAGTACTGTGGTCACCCAAATCAAATACAGGCACTGGTAAATTTAGAGCAGAGAATGAACCCTTATATACTTACTGAGTTCATGAATACCTTCGCAATTGAGGTAAAAGATATAGGACCTACTGTAGGAAACGACACATATTACGAACTTACCTATGGTGATTTTGATAGATAGGCGTAGAATAGGTGTAGAAAATAGTAACAACTAATGGAAAATTCAGTTGAGCCAAAAGCATTCCAACTGCCGTTAGAGCTACAGTTTTCCATGAGGAAAGCTGAGATGAGAGCCACCGAGATGACTTGGGATCAGCTTTACTTCGCCTTGTTAAGCTTGTATCATCAACGTCTAATGGAATGGTACGCTCTCAAGTCTCTTATGGCAGAAGAAAATGTTGATATAGATTTTGATGTTCCAACGGACATTGAACTATTAGATCTTGTCGCCAAATCTAAAAAACATCTTGAAGAAGAATTAGATGAAGATGACGATGAACCTCTAGCCATTTAAGTTTATTAGCCTGTTTAAATACCAATTAGCTTTCTTTAAGGACTCTGTTCCTCCTTTTTTACGTTCACGCCACATATACTTAGCTACATTACCTTTTAAATAACCACGGAATTCTTCTGGAGTAAGCTGTGCTTCTATTGCTTCTATGCATTCCACAGCACCAGCTGCATAGTGCATTGGTTTATCTACAGGATCAAAAAAATGTAAAGGTTTCTCAAGAGAAGGCATAGGACAGAAGCCATCAGTACATTCTTCCATTGTTTTATTTACTTCCCTGTTTTCGAATTCTGAGAGCCTAACGCCAGTAAGAGGGTTTTTGGTCTCACTGAAACCCCTGGATACCTTTCCACTGCTTCCTCCATCGATGGAATATAACCCGTCATACCCGGTCTCTGACCCTCCAGTCCCAGATTCTGTCTCTCCATTCCCTCTTCGCATACTGCTAATCCTCGATTATACATATCATACAGAGGAATATCATTTTTTTCATTATCTATTTCAGTACCGAAATCTTCTACAGATAGACCTCTACATTTAACTTCGTCTTTAACGAAATCATTTAAAAAGTTAGTTGCACCAAGCATGACTATATAGGGTATGATTTCTTTCTCTTACAATGGTATCATGGCAAGATTCTACGATCCTACTTACGACCCTACGCAAGACTCAGGTACTTCAGGGTCAGAGATAACCGACTTAAATCCTGAGCAAGGATATGATGTAGACCTACGTCGTATTGATATAGATAAACGTGGAGACGTGGAAGATATAAATGATGATCAAGGCAGAGTTAAAAAATTCTTTAAAGCAGCAAAAGCAGCTGGTTCCTTTAGACAAAGATCAGGTTTTGATGAACCTTCTTTAGGAGGACGTATACCTGTAGGTAAAGCTGATATAGGAGGTGTTGAGTTACCAAGTCTTAGAGGACGAAACTTTGGAGGACCTGGAGGAGGGTCTACAGAGTATGCAACTAAACCAAAACCACAGTTTGGTAAATCCTTTTATATGTAACTAAACACCTATAGGTTTGTTTATATTTTTTCTTTTCCTTTCTGGATAATCAATATCACAAGGATTACCTCTATAAAATAACAATTGAGTAATGCCTTCATTGGCATAAATTCTATTAAATAAGGAGGTGCAATTACTAATCTGTAATGTTAAATAGCCTTCCCATCCACTTTCAGCTGGAGTTATATTACAGAAAATTCCTGACCTCGCATAACTAGATTTTCCAACAGCAACAACAGTAATATCTTTAGGTAATTTTAACTTTTCTTCTGCTCTACATAAACAATACCCAAAAGGGGGTAATATGAAGTATTTACCTCTCTCATCTTCGTGTAATTCAGTAGCTTTTAATATGTCGGAATCAAAATCTTTGGGATCACAAGTACCTGAGCCAGTGCCTCCAAATAGTAAGCATCTTTCTTCGGATAGACGTATGTCATACCCATAAGAACCTAAACCATAACTGAGAGTTTTCTTACCATCAATTTCCTTAATCTCCTTTGATACAAAGGGTTCTATCATGTTTTCCTTTTCAACAAGATGTTTAATTTCCCAGTCAGATAAGATACTCATAATCCCCTTTTGTGTTCTTCGAGTATATCTAATCTAACAAAGGAGTCTACCTTTTTCATCATAAATATCTATGAACTTTTCTATCATTCTTGAAGAGTCCTCTATTGGTGGTAAATATACAAGAAAGGATGTACAAGTTTTATGCGAACTAACACCTTTACTTGTATTTTTTAACAACGTAGGTGCAGTCTTTAATATACAAATAGGGAAGTCAAATATCTTTTGTTCGTATCTAATCATGTCCGGACAATTTGTAAAATAGAGTCCTTGTTTTACTTCTTTAGCTAACCACGATTTATATAACTTACGAAACCAAACTGCATGGGAAGAAGTTAAACTTGGAGATGATGCACGAGTCATCTTCCACTTATCATTTTTCTTGTCCCAAAAGTATGCACCACTTGGAGGAAAGAGATAAACATTACCGTACCATTGTTGACAATTAAGACCATCATCACTGGGCGTAAAGTAACTATCAGCCTCTACATATGTGTTTGCTACTTTTGAACTAGCTACATCTAATTCAATACCTTCTAATAGAGCATGAGCAGATGCAATTAGGTCGTAATTAGTAATTAATTCTAGGTCTTCTCTCCTTTTGGTGACATCATGTATAGGCATTAATTAAGAGAGCAAGGAGATGCATCTACTTTATCGAAGTTATCATAATCAATCTCAACATATCTAATACCTTCATTGTCCAGTATCATGTAACCAGATACTCTTGCTGGGTCAATTTGTTCTGCTTTATTTAATATTCTTTTTAAACTTTCACCTAAATCATCGTTATTAAGAGATTCACATAGACGTATATCTTCTCTAAGGTCATCTAATGTACACCAAGCATCTTTTTCTTGTGTTGGTATTAGACGCATAACACCAGGACCTTTAAGTTTCCAGAACTTTAAATATTGTTCTCCTTGATCAGCAAGGATGAATTTGATTGTTGTATCTAAAAAAGCAGCCTTCTCTGGGTCCATCTCTGGACCAATGACTGAGGCGATTAAGCGTTCTCTTCTGTTCATTTTTTTAGTAGTCCCTGTCTAGTTAATGAGTCAAGTAGTTTAGGCATCGGTTGATAAAGAACAACCATTTTTCCTAAAATACCACGCTTCTTTACTAATTTGCCATTACTATCTCTTACTTTATTAAACTCTCCTGACCTAATTAAATATTCAGCTACACAACGTAATCGTCTTTTTAAAGGTAACTCAGCCTTGGGAAACTTACCGCAAATAGTATCTGGGGTCATATCTTTAAAAGCAATTCGTAATCTGTTCGCTAAAGTCATATTTGAATTAGCATCTTCTTCCTCATAAGTTTTAACATTTTCTAAGTATCTTTTTAAACAACCAGTGTCAAATGAACCTTCTGGAGGTATGAACATTTCCACTTGTAATTGTAAAGATTCGGATAGGGTTTCTTTATAGTTTTCTAAGGTAACTTCTGTTATATCGATGTTAATGAAGCGATGAGCTATCATGTTAATTTACCGGAGCTAGTTGTTATATACATAGGTGAAGCTTTTTTACGATAATCTTGTGAATTAAAGTCTCTATTTTTAGCAAAAGATTGTACTAATTGGTTCCACGGTATTCTTATCAATGCTTTTCTACCTGAATCAGGAGAAGCATTTACATAATGTATACCTTCGACCCAACCTTTTTCCGGATTCTTTTTACCTAAAGCCATCCAATTGCGAAGAGTCTGATCTGAAACTCCCAGTCTACGAGAGCATTCTTCGGTGCTAATGTATTCATCTGCAAATGCTTGAGGGTTTAAAACATCTGTGGAATTGTTTTCATAACGACTATGCCAAATAGCCGATAAAATATTCTTTATACCCTTTAATTCCCACGCTATATCTTCCAAACCTTTACGTAATCCTGGACTCATGATACCACTCCTGTCGATTAGATGCTAATGTAAAAGTAAATAGTTTTTCAGTGATGGAAGAACAAGTACCTCCTAGTCAGCCACCGGTTAATCCTCAAATTACTCCGGAACAATTACAACAAATGAAAGCCCGTGCTAGAGACCTGGCTATACAACAAACTCTAGCTCAAAATGCACCTGTTTCGCCACCTCAACCTCAAGTAATTTATGTTAGAAGGAATCTAACACTTGCAGAGATAGTTATTATTTTACTTTTGTCTTGTGGTTTAGTTACTGGAGTGCAATTTACTTGGAATGTTGTTAACGACTTTCTGCCAAGATTGGAGATAAATGTTAAATAAGGGCTAGAATACTGGATCTATAATTGTTAAATAAGCATGCATATTTATAGGTCGTGGCAAATCGTAGAATTAGCGAGTTACAGGAACAGGCAGGTCTTCAATTAGCAGAAGATGATCTGTTAACAGTTGTAAATGTATCTGAGCCTGATCCTGGACTAAAGAATAAAAAGTTAACAATATCAGGAACAAAAGCATATTTAAATATTCATTATTTGCCTAGGACAGGCGGGACTATCAGCGGAAGTACAATAATTCAAAATGATTTAACGGTATCCGGTGCAACGAGTATTGCGGGATTATCAGTAACTGATCTATTAACAGTTAGTGGATTACTAGTTCAGCAGAATGCTACTGTTTCTGGAACTATCAGTGGTACCAACATAACTGGTGGTGCTATTGAAGGTTCTACTGTTAAAGCAGTAACTTTTACAGGTACAACCGTTAATTCTGTTAGTGGACGTTTTACTACTCTTGTCAGCGGTACTACAGTCACTGGTACTCACAGTCTATTTACAAACGTCACTGCTACTGAAATTACCGGAACTACTGTCACTGGCACAACTGCAAACTTCACTACAGTTAATGCCGTAGATTTAAATGTTACTGATGACCTAGTAATAACTGATGATCTAGCAGTAGGTGGAGATTTAACCGTTACTGGAAATGCTTCGGTACTAGGTAATACAGATATAGGTAATGCCACAAGTGATACGGTAACTTTTACAGCTCGTGTAGATGCTGACTTAGATCCAGCTACAGATGATCAGCATGACTTTGGTGCTGCATCTTTAAGATGGAAAACCCTGCATGGTGTAACTGTTGTTGCTACGACAGGAACTATAACCGATATCACAGCAACTAATATTACAGGTACGACAATCACTGGTACTTCTGCTTTATTTACCAATGCAACTGCAACAAATATTACTGGAACCACAGTCACAGGAACAACTGTAAAAGCTACTAATATCACAGGTGTAAATGTAATAGGAACCACTTTAATCAGCGGAGCTACTATTTCTGGTGATACAGGACAATTTACTAATGTTACTGCTCAAGATTTTACTGTACAGGATGATTTCATAGTTGCAGATGACGTAACGATAGGTGGGGATGCGACTGTAACTGGAACTATAGAAGGTAAAGGAACTATATCAGGAGCAATAATTACAGGTGGAACTAAGATATTATCTCCTCTAATAACAGGTGCAACTGTCGTTGGTACTACTACAGTTTCAGGTGCTACTGTTACAGGTACTTCTGCTTTATTTACTAATGCAACTGCAACTAATATCACAGGTACCACAATCACTGGTACTACAGCTAACTTCACTACAGGTAATTTTGTAAATACAAATATTTCCAATAACTTAGATGTAACAGCTGCCACTACTATGGGAGGAAACCTAACAGTAACCGGTAATGCTTCGATATTAGGTAATGCAGATATAGGTAATGCAGATACTGATACTGTAACTTTTACTGCTCTTGTAGATTCAGCTATTCTTCCTGATGCAACTGCTAATAACAGAGATTTAGGAAGTAGTGCTAAGACCTGGAGAACAGTTTATGCAACCACAGTAGCTGCTACTACAGGAAATATAACCAACATTAATGCAACAGCTATTACTGGAACCACAGTCACTGGTTCTATAGCTAACTTCACTACAGTAAATGCAGTTAATTTAAATGTTACTGATGATATAGCTATAACAGATGATTTAGCTGTTGGTGGTGATTTAACAGTAACCGGTAATACTTCAATACAAGGTAATACAGATCTAGGTAATGCTACAAGTGATACTGTAACTTTTACAGCTCTCGTAGATTCTGCAATTATTCCTGATGCAACTGCTAATAACAGAGATTTAGGAAGTAGTGCTAAAAATTGGAGGGCACTCTATGCAACTACTCTAGTAGCAACCACCGGTACTATTACTGAGATAAATGCTACTACTATCACAGGTACAACAGTTACTGGTACGAATGCAAACTTTACTAATGTTACTGCTGTAGATCTAACAGTTACTGACGATTTAAATATAACTGATGACTTAGGAGTAGGTGGTGATTTAACAGTTACAGGAATTATAGAAGGTAAAGGCACTGTATCTGGAGTTACGGTAACTGGTACTAGTGCTCTATTCACGAATGTCACTGCTACCAACATTACTGGTACCACAATTACAGGTGGAACCATCAAGATGAGTGGAGATACAGTAGCTACTCAGACCTTTGCTGAAGACAGTTCTATTGTCTTTGCAATTGCTCTAGGTTAACCCCTCATAAAATAGAAGAAATATTGATTAGGTTTTATAGATAAATGGCTCGTTTTATCTCAGTCTGTCGAGCAGATGTTACCAATAATTCCACCGTTGCATCACAACAAGCAGTAATTACTGGTTCGACAAATTCGAGTGGAGTACCTGCATCTACTTATGGAGTCATATTAAGTATTTTAGCTTCCAATAAGAATGCTAACTCACAGAATGTGACCGTGACTTTATTTAAAGGAGGAGTTGGTGGTACGGCTACTCGTTTAATCACTTCTGGAGTAGTACCAGCTCAGTCCTCCCTGGAGTTTATGACTGGGAACAAATTGATAGTTGAACCTGATGATGTCATCAAAGCTTATGCCAGTGCTACTAGCTCGATAGATATCACCGTTTCATATATGTTAAATCCTCAAGATACCAGTATCTAACCATGCCTTACATCGGAAATCCAATATCAGATTTTAACGTCAGCACCGCTATGCTCAACACTGATAGTGTGACGAGCATTAAGATTGATGATGGAACTATTGTAAATGCCGATATAAATGACAGTGCAGCGATAGCAAAGACAAAATTAGCTGCTTTAGAAATAGTCAACGCAGATGTAAATGCGAGTGCAGCTATTGCCGGTAGTAAGATCTCTCCAACATTTACTACCGATGGATCTTTTAATTCAATATCTATAGGTAAAGGTGCAAACTCTGTTGCTGGTAACACTGTTCTTGGCGAAAGTGCTTTAGATGATGCTGTTACTGGTTTAAATAATACTGCTATTGGTAATTCAGCATTAACAGTTTTAACTTCTGGAGCAAACAACACAGCTGTAGGATCAGGAGCCTTAGATGCTAATACCACTGCATCAAACAACACTGCTGTAGGTCATAACTCATTAACAACTAATACTACAGGAGCACTCAATGTAGCTGTTGGACAAAGTGTGTTAAGAGACAATTCAACAGGCACACTAAACACGGCTGTTGGTGGCCACAGTATGATTAAAAACCAGACAGGTATTGAGAATGTATCTATCGGTACAAGTGCTCTGGAAGATAATACCAGTGGTGATAGTAATGTAGCTGTTGGTCGTTCAGCTTTAGGAAGTAATACTACAGCAGATAGCAATACAGGAGTTGGAAGATCAGCATTAGGAGCAAACACAACTGGAAGTCATAATGTTGCACTAGGTTATCAGGCATTAGATGCTAATACTACTGCTGGTTACAATACTGCCGTAGGTTCTAATGCATTAGGAGCAAATACAACTGGACATACAAATACTGCTGTTGGTAATCAATCGCTTTTATCAAATGTAGATGGGTTTAGAAATACAGGACTAGGAAGCGATAGTTTAAGGTCTAATACAACGGGAATACAAAACGTAGCGGTGGGTAGTTTTGCAATGGATCAAAACACCACAGCTTCAAATAATACTGCTATTGGACATAATACTTTAAATCAAAACACAACTGGATCATTTAACACAGCAGTAGGATCAACCTCATTAGACGCTAATACAACAGGAGCGAAAAACGTAGCTTTAGGTCAGAACTCATTAAGTGCAAACATTTCAGGGTCTTTTAATACTGCTACAGGAAGAGGTGCTTTGGCTGCAAACACAACAGCAGATAATAACACAGCAGTGGGTAACGCAGCTTTGCAAGCAAACACAACTGGAACTCAGAACACAGCCTTGGGTGCTGAAGCTTTAGATGCAAACACAACTGCAAGTTACAGCACAGCCTTAGGATCAAATTCTTTAACAAATAATACTACTGGAAATAATAATACTGCAGCTGGATATGATTCCCTAGGAGATAACACAACTGGATCATCAAATACTGCTGTAGGTATGCAGACTTTAAATAAAAACACAACTGGATATGATAACACTGCCGTAGGTGCTAATGCTTTAGATGCGTGTACAACTGGTGATAACAACACAGCGATTGGTAAAAATGCTATGGGGTCTAGCACAACAGCATTTAATACTACAGCCGTTGGTAGTCAAGCTTTAGCTGCACTTACAACAGGTGGGGCTAATTCAGCCTTTGGACATGACTCTTTAGCCTCAACAACTACAGGTGCAAGTAATACGGGAATTGGTTTTGAAACTCTAAAAGCAAACACAACTGGAGCAGATAACGTAGCTGTAGGTGCTTTAGCTTTAGATGCCAATACTACAGGAACTAGAAACACTGCTGTAGGAGATTTATCTTTATCTAGCAACATAGATGGTGAATATAACATAGCAGTAGGACATAAAGCTTTGGAACTTAATACAGTAGGAAGAAGGAGTACTGCTGTTGGTGCTTTTGCTCTTAGAACACAGGATCCAGCCAGTAGTGGTCTCATGTATAACTCTGCACTAGGTTATGCAGCGTTGTATTCAAATACAACAGGATTACAAAATACTCATATGGGTGGATTTTCCGGGTATTTAATGACATCTGGAAGTGGTAATACTGCACTAGGTTATGAATCTCTATATTCCAATACAACAGCAAGTAACAATACTGCTATAGGTAATTCAGCTTTAAGAGTAAACACAACTGGACATTCAAACGCAGCTGTAGGTGCTTTATCTTTAGATGCATGTACTACAGGAACTAGAAACACAGCAGTTGGGTTTGAAGCTGGTTCAAATATAAGTACTGCTAACGATAATACATATTTAGGAAGAAGAGCAGGTTTTGCAAATGCAACTGGAGAGAATAACGTAGCGATTGGTGTAAGTGCAATGGAAGATGCTAATTCAAGTGCCGAAAATAACGTATGTATTGGTAAAACATCTGGTTTTGCATTAACAGGTGATAACAATACTGCTTTAGGATACCAATCATTAAAAGCAAACACAAGTGGAAATAATAACACTTCTCTTGGTTTTAATTCTAGCTCTGGTAGAACCAGTGGAAATGATAACACTGCTGTTGGTGCATATTGTTTCAACGCAACAGCGACAGGAGATAGTAATACAGGAGTTGGAAAATCTGCTTTGCATGATTGTACTTCTGGTCATAGTAATGTTGCTGTTGGTTTAAATGCTTTATTTGCAACTACAAGTGGTGATAACAACGTAGGTGTAGGAATATATGCAGCAGATAGTATTACTACAGCATCACGATGTACTGCTATTGGTGCTCAAGCTCTCGCTGCTTGCACTACAGGAAATGATAACGTAGCAATCGGATATCAAACGGCAGATGCAGTTACAACAGGAACAAGCAACGTTGCTATTGGTATCAGTGCAATGACAGCAGGCACAACTGCTAGAGATAACGTAGTTGTTGGTAGATCTGCTGGTACTTCTATATCAAGTGGCTTCAGAAATACAATTGTTGGTTATGAAGCGGCTACCAGCTTAACAAGTTCTCAAGAAAATACTTGTATTGGTAGTGACGCTGCTGATGAAATGACAACTGGGCGTTACAATACTATGATTGGTAACAACTCTGGTCACAACCTTACAACTGGACAACACAATGTTTTTGTTGGTCATGCAACAGTTTCTGTTGGTGGTAGTAATGAAAAACAAATTGTCATCGGTACTGATATTAACAGCGTAGGTAGTTACCATATTACTATGGGAAGAGAGGGAGATAAAATTCACAACCAATTTAATAGTAATGCGTCTTGGACTCGTAACTCTGATGAAAGAAAGAAGAAAGATATACTTACAAATACAGATTTGGGATTAGGCTTTATTAATGATCTAAGAACAGTTACTTATAAATGGAAAGCACCTTCTGAATTACCTGAAACTATCTCAGGATATGATAAAGAAATAACAGAAGCAAGTCATAAAGATAAAATGTATGGTTTCATTGCTCAAGAAGTTAAAGCAGCATTAGATAAACACAGCATTACTAATTTCAATGGCTGGACTGAAGATAATAATGGTGAACAAGGCGTTTCATATGAAATGTTTGTTATGCCATTAGTAAAAGCAGTACAAGAATTATCAGCAAAAGTCACAGCACTAGAGTCTGCTTGATATAAATAGGGTTTTGCCCCTTTAAATTTATAAATAATTAGACTATAATTTGTTTAGATAAATATATTTAACATGTCGCATCATTTTGACAAAAAGATAGAAGAACGTGCAGCACAATTACAAACAGCAGTTGAACAATATAACAACGCATTGAATGTAATGAATGCCACGAAAGAACAAATAATCAGTCTACAAGGAAGCTTGGCAGAACTAGAAACTCTCAAGAAAGAAGAAGAGGCAGAAGCAGAATCTTAGTCTCAAAAGTTACTAGATTTAAAATAGAGAATAAGTAAATAATTAGGGTAGGAATTTGTCTTATATCGGCCAGAGACCAGTAGTAGGCAGATACATTAAACTTGACCAGATATCAAGCGGCTTTAATGGATCTAGTACCGGGTTTAGTATGACCGCCGGTAGTCAAGCTGTGTTTCCTGGAACAGCCAGAAATTTATTACTGTCATTAGGTGGTGTAATACAAGAACCAGATACAGACTTCACAATATCAGGTTCCACATTAAACTTCACGACAGCTCCCGTAGCTAATACCACATTCTTTGCAGTTATATTCGGTGACATGCAGTCCACTGGTACTCCCAGTGATGGAACTGTATTACCTGCTTCGGTAGCAACCGGGCTTGATTTTACTTTTAACTCTGTAGCTATAGGTAAAGGTGCAAACTCTGTTGCAAACAACACTGTTCTTGGAGAAAGTGCTTTAGATGCTTCTGTATCTGGTGGAAATAATACTGCGGTTGGTAAAGAAGCATTAACAGCATTGACTTCTGCTACAAGTTGTACTGCTGTTGGTCACATAGCAGGGTTTTCACATACAACTGGTAATAATTTAACTGCAATAGGTCGAGGTGCTGCATACGCAAACACTACTGGAGCAGAAAATACAGGTATTGGAGCAGGAGCATTATTTGATAACACAACAGGTGGTTCAAATACTGCTGTTGGTAGATTAGCTTTAGAAAGTAACACTACGGCAGATAATAACACTGCGGTTGGTAAAAGTTGTTTAGCAGCAAACACAACTGGAATACAGAATGTAGCTGTAGGTGGTTTTGCTTTAGATGCAAATACCACCGCAAATGCCAACACTGCTATGGGTTATCAAGCGTCTAGGCTTAATACAACTGGAACTTTTAATACTTCTTATGGTCATCAATCTCTATATCACAATACGACAGGAGGATATAACACAGCTTTAGGTAAAGGTGCTTTAGTAACAAACACAACAGCATCTAACAATACTGCTGTAGGATTTGAAGCATTAAAAGCAAACACAACTGGAACAGAAAACGTAGCTGTAGGTTCTTTAGCCTTAGATTTAAATACAACTGGATCTTTTAATACTTCTATTGGTCATAACACTTTAACAACAAACTCAACAGGACAGCAAAACGTAGCTGTAGGAAGAATAGCTTTACAAGCAAACACTACTGGAAGTTATAATGTTGGACTTGGAGTAAATGCTTTAAATCAGAATACAACTGCAAATAATAATACTGGAGTTGGTTATTATGCATTAAATGCAAACACAACTGGAACAGGTAACGTAGCTGTAGGTGCAAACGCTTTAGATGCAAACACTACAGCAGATAATAATACTGCTTTAGGTATTCACTCTTTAGGTACAAACACAACTGGATACAATTG